GACCGGAAGGCCGAGTTGATCATGATGGGCTTGCCGCCCAACACCACTTTGACCTGTTCCAGAAAGTCAGCCAGTCGCTTGAGGTTCTCAAGTTCTGCATCGTTGGGGCTGTTGTCCCAGCCGTTGCGCTCGGCTGACTCGGATGCCGTCAACTCGTCAAGGGTGAAGTTGGGTGTTAAATTCATTTTGCTGTTCTTGAGAGAATGTCAGTCTTGGCCTGGGAACCAGCAGATGAGCCGAAGTAGTAGGCAATGATGCCCGTCCAAGCAGTGCCCAAGCTGCCCAGCATCATCAAGATGGCCGGGTTGCCGCTGTCGATCTGGTTGAAAAACATCATGACCATGATGCCGAAGAAGCCGATGGTGACCGAGCCAGCCAAGATGGGTGGCATCAGGCTGCGAGTGGTGGCCTGCATGTCCCGTGCTGACTTGCGGTCCTCGACTTCCAGCTTTTCAAAGTTGAGACCCAGTTCCTGCGCCTGCTTTTGCAACTCGATCTCGGCAATCTTGACCTGGGCGATCTGCTCGGCTGACAGTTTGTTGTTGGAGATCATGTCTCCCACCTTGTCAGGGTCAACCCCAATGGCCTTGGAGATAGCCGACACAGCCATGCCTGCCAGTGGGCCACCCATCGCCGTAGCGATGGTGGGTGCAATTTGTTTGAGCCAGTCCATGATTATCCCTTTAGGTCAAAACTCAAATTAGGGTGGCGCGGGTACTGCACAACGCGCTCACCTTCTGGGCATTTGTATTTAATCGTCGCCAGCAAAGTGGCTTTGCCATCAGCGATCTTTTCTTTTTGCACCATCGTAAGTTGGTACGTGAAGGTGTCAATCTCTGGGCCTGCTGGACCACTAAACTTGCTTGCGGTGGTGGTTGCTTCATGCACCATGCCTGCCGCATCACGAATGCTTGGTGTAAAACTCTCGACAGAGCAGTCGTCACGCTTTTTGATCCGCGCAACAGTGACGTTGATCGGTTTGCCAGCCTCGGCCACAATTTTAAAATGCTCTGGAGTCCATTCAATGATGGCCCTGTCAAGCCAACCGAACTTGTCGGCAAGCGTGTAGCTGCCGCCTAGCGCGGCAACGCTTGCGGCAACTGCTCCGATGGCTTTGGTAAGGTCAACCATAACTTAGTGCCCCTTGATCCAACTTAGGGTAAACCCTATTCCGCTGGAAATGATCGAAACAAAAGCCATGCCTGCCCAAAACCCGCCACGGCCTTGGTTTGCAAGGGCCACCAGTTTCTCGACATGACCTTCCATTTTGTCGATCTTGGTGCTCATCTCATCGAAGCGGCGTTCGTAACCCTTGACGCGCTCCCACAAGACTCCGTACTTTACTGGGTCGATCTCGGCCATTTCTGCTGATTCCATCATGAAAGTTCCCGTATTTTAATTAATTTGTATTAAGGTGCAAGAGCGTTTTGAACTTCACTGGCCGGGGCCAACATGTTTACAACAGCAGGTGTACGCAGCACCTTGGAGGCGGCTTTGCCAGTTTTCTGGAAGGGGTCTGCCAGCTTTTGACCCTTGGCCTGACGCGCCAGTGCTTTCTCAAGCGCAACAGCAGCGGCAGCAGGATCCAGCATCTCAGTGGCTAACTCAATCGCCAGCTTCTGGTCCAGCTTGCCTTGCATCCGGCGCAGCAGATCGTTAGCAACCGTGGTGACGTTGTTGATGAAGTTGGGAGCGCGGACGCTGCCCATAACCTCGGTACCCATCAGGTTCACATCAGGACCAGCGCCCCGGGCGGCACCGGCTTGCCGTTCAGTCAACTGCGCACGGGCCAAATCGGCACGGACATTTTCGACAATCTTGATCTGCTCGGGGGTCAGCACGTCAGACAGGTTTTGGAACCGCGATTCACCTGTGGCCCGCTTGATGGTGCCTGGAGCGTTTTCCAAGGCCGTGGCAAAACCAGATGCACGAAGCCGCGCCGTTTCTTCACCAAGAGCAGGGGTCAACTTGCCTTCAAGGTATTGACCGACTTCCATCTGGTTGATTGGCTTGCTTTGGGCAGCAAAGGTTTCCCGGGCCGTGCGATAGGATGGCGCTTTGCTCTCAACCCAATTGAGAAACTGTGCCCGTGTACCCTTGATTGCACCAACTTCGGATGCACCAATACCAAACCGCTCGGGGTTCTTGATCAGATCATCGAAGGCCAGCTTCATCGAGTGAAGGCTGCTGCCCGGGTATTTAGCCACTTCGCCCGGGATCACTGTCTGACCCATTGGGCGACCGGCCTCATCAACGATACTGGACGGCACAACCTGTGAGGGTCGGTTCTGACCAATCTGGAATGACTGACCTTTTTCCGCAGCCAAGTCGCTGGCGCGGCCAAGCACTTTGTCCATTGAAGGGCGACCAAGCAGCGACGAAAAAGTGTCATCTGCCGCCACCATTGCTTTGTCGGAAATGCCGAACAAATCTTTCGCCGTGGCTTTGCGAATAGCTTCAGCCGCAGCCAAATCATCAGCCGTTTGACCGACTTGTCGCACCGCACCCACTTGCGCAGCCTTGTTGCCCTCACCACGTTCAAAGAACGGTGTAGACAGCGTCTTACGTGCAGACTCACCCATTGCCGAGAACCGAGTAGCGCCCACAGACGATGCGGCTTCGGCGGCGGTAGGTAGACTGCCCGGGACAAGTTCGGACGGTTGACGCAAGGCGTTGAGCACTTGAGGACCGCGACCTTCTACGGCTGTCAGGTACGCTGCCGACTTTGGATCAAGCGCGTTGTAAACCGCACCCACACCTTTTGCGGCCAGCTTGATAGGCTGCTCGATGATGGGTGCAATGGGGCGCATCGGGTTGATTGCAGCACCACCCCTCGACAGTGCAGCGCCGGTCTGCGTGGCACCCAGCTTGGTCGCGGCAGCACCGCCCCCGGTCAACAGGGTGGACAAGTCAGCAGCAGCGCCCACTGGGTCTTCGGCAAACGTGCGCTTGATGCCTTCATAGCTGCCGTAGCGGTCCTTGTACATGCCACCGATGGCGTTGGCCGTCTGGACAGCCCGCTGCGTGGCTTGAGGGTCGGTGTCAAACCGCTCGACAAAGTTGACCACGCCCTGCGGCAGCGAGTTGCGCAGAGCACCAGCGCCAGCATCAAGGATGCCGGTGAGGGTCTGAAGCGGGCTGGTCACGGCCTGCACGACACCGCCGACAAACTTGCCAGCACTCTCGGGCAAGTTTTTCACGGCCTCCACAGGCACCTCAGTCAGCGAGTAACCACGGCGTGGGCCGGGGATGCCGCTAGAGGGTGCTGTGGGGGCAAACTGGGCAAACGGGTTGTCCGATTGCGCGGGTTGTGCTGCAAACTTGGCAAAAGGATTTTCAGCCATTTACTTTCCCTTGGGTAAAACCCGATCTGCTGATCCGGGGCCAAACTGCGCATCAAACTGTTCACGAGTGCCCGCACCGCTCTTAAGCATGTCAATTGCAGCACTCGGGATGTTCATGACGGACGAGGTTTTGCGTGGCGGCACAACCACCGGATTGGTGGAAATGCCAGTGCCCTCAAGAGCACTTGCGGGAATCTGCTTGACCCGGGTGTTCCACGAGTCGGCACTCTTTTCAGCAGCAAGACGGGACAGACGGGCCAGTTCGGTAAGTGACTTGGCATCGTAGCTGAGTTGACCGGCTTTGGCCTTTTCCAAAAAGTCTCGGTCGGCGTTGGTGAAGCCCTGGCCTGCGCCAAGGTTCGACGATTTAATCGCACCCAGGGTTGTCTCGGCCAACGAGGAAACCAGCACCTCGGTGTTGCGAATCTTCTCCGAGTCGGTGCCACCGGCCAAGTTTAATGCCTTGGCAAGTTGCAGTCGAGCGTTGGCACCTGTACCGGTGATGACTTTGCCGGAAGATATCAAGTCCATCACTCGGTCGGCAGTTGCTGCGGCTTGAGGGGCGTTCTCGGCAGCAGACAGCTTGGCAGCATCTTGGTCGGCAATTAGACCGCCAAACCGCTCGCCGTACTTCTTCTCGGTGCTGACAGGAATGGTGATGTTGGACGCACCGGACTTTGCAATCCTTGACTTTTGCGCCTCGACAGTAGCGGGCAGCGGCACATCGGCATACGTGCCCACGGTGGTCGGTGTACCACCAAGACCCGGAATCTGGATAACCTGACGCTGACCGCTCTGGTCGACGACTTGGGTTGTCGGTTTGTTCATCTCCATGAACTTCTCAGCACCCAGTTGTGCTTTTTGCACAAACGATGCAAAACTACCCGGATC